TTCTTTTTAGATTTTCCTACAGAACCACCATTTTCAGCTTTAACACCAAAACTACTCATCTTTGGATTTTTAATCATTTTATCAATTTGTTTTCTAGAAGCTGTTCCAGAAGAAGAAGTTCCTCTAGTAGTAACTTTTATTGGAAACTTTTTTGCTCCAGCTGCATATCCTGAAGTATCAGCCTCTATAGTTTTACCAACTGCACCATCTTTGTTTCTTGGGTTATACCATTCTTGTATTATTTTTCCATCTCCAGGACCATTTTGTCCACCACCTACATATTTTTTCATAGACTTAGAAGTACTTGTTTTACCTTTCATATTATTTGTTTTTAGATTTAGCTTTAATTTTCTTTTCTTCCTTAAGCATTTGAGGTGTTGGTTTTTTACCAGATCCTGCAGCAGCTCTGATGTTATCCCATAGTCCTCTTTGAGAAACAGAACCATCCTTACGCTTAATCATTTGTTTAGCCATGACTATTTCTTTTTTACAGAATCAACTTTTACTGAATCTACAGCTTTAACTGTATCTGCTTTTACACATGTTGTGTCACAACTAACTTCTTCTGTAGAAACTGACCCACATGATGTTAAACAAATTACTACCAATCCTAAGATTACTTTTTTCATTTTATATTTTATTTTAAATTATTGATTCCAATATTGTTCTACTTTCTTTGTAAGCTTTACAAGAATTTCTTCATTCAAAGGATTACGTAAATATTCAACTACATCAGAAATTGTTCGTCCTAACATTGTAATAGTTTCCATATCATACAAGAAACCATCTGCTTTTGTAGCAATAAATCTGTAATAACTACAATCTTTTACAATTGATTTAATCTTCAAAGATTCCATGTCCATATTGACAGCATCCAAAAACTTTTGAGCACAACGTTTTTTATCTTTATCTACCAAGTCACCGTTAATAAACTTATCCATGTTGTCATAGATAATATCATTAGGTGTAGACTTTTTGTATTGTGCACTATTGCTATCTAACACTTTAGCTACATAGAATAGTTTATTAGTGTTCTTATCAAATAACTTCTGAAGTTCTGAAAGAGCTTTGTTTCTAAGTTTCTTAACTTCTGTTTTAACAGATGCTGTTTCTTCTAATTTATCTAGATAAAACTTAACTTGTGTAGGACTTCTACGAGCTTCATCTAAAGACTTACTAATCATTGAAAAACCACCAGCCTCTATAGCATACAGTTTAATAAGATCATATGCATCTTTATCAGGCTCTAAAAACAAAGGTTCATTACCCACTCTAATTTTAATCTTATCCCAAAACTCTGGATTATCGTGCTTTAGTAGTTTTACTTTATTCCAAAAGTCTTTATCATCTGGATCTACTACATTAGCTGCTAATATCTTTTCTAAATGAGAAACCACTCTACGAATTTCTTTAATCTTAGCTTCTTGGTCCTCTAAAGAAAGATCTTTAATTTCCGGAGCAAATTCATTCAATCCTGTTACATATCTTTTAATACCATTAATTTCAAGACATGCTATTTGTTCTTCATGAAAGGCTCCTTCAAACAATGTCAGTCCGTATTTTTGAAGTCCCATATTATCTATGGCAGAATCAAAGAAAGGACGAATAGCAATTGTTGATTTTTTGTTTTGTGGATACATTTCCACCATTACGACATTACTCATTTGTTGGTTGTTTGGTTTTATATATTAAGAGTCAGGTTTGTCCTGACAATTTAGCTTTAATCAATAATTTTAGAAATCCAACTTTGCTTAGGTTGGTCTTCTGTGTTCTTCTCTCCACGAGCTTCAGCTTTAACAAGCTCAGCTTCTGTAAACATAAGACATTTCACTTTACCACAAGTAGTCTTTACAAGAACAGCTTCATAACTGTCATTCTCATTAGAGAATGCTTTTTGTTTTGTGTTCTTAACTTTAATCAACTTTCCAATTCTTGTTAACATATTATTCAATTTTATATTAATAAAATTAGAACCTATCAAGGGCTGCAAACCCTAGCACCTGATCAAGGTGGCATGCATACTATAGGTAGTCTAGAGATGCTATCTCTAGAGAGGGGTTTATTTTTTCTTTTTCTTAGTCATACCGCCCCATTTTGCTTGAGCAGTAGATTGAACAGTAGCACTTGGATTCATGCCAGACTTAACGCCTTTAGAACCAGGTGTAGTTTGTTTGGAAACACTTGCATTTCCACCACCAACACGGCCCATAGCTTTATCTTGTGCAGATTTAATTGCCACTGATCTAGGAGTATTTTTGTTTCCAGCCATTTTGTTTATATTTAGTAGTTATTAATTAATATATAAAGACCCTGGAGCTGAGCTTACGGTAAGCTCCAGGGTACTGTTATAATTAGAATGAACCACCAGTTACAGGGTTTCTCATAACGATCTTCAACACTTTAGTTGGATCCTTAACCCAGATTGCTGGCATTGTTTGTGTCATGAATACACGGTATCCGTTAAAGTTACCAGAAGACTGGAATCCTTGTGTACGTCCCATGTAATCCATAGTACCATTTTGATAGAACCATTTTAATTGATTATCCCAAGATAATTTCAACAAGAAGATATTATCATTTGTGTTATCTGTGATATCAAAGATAATAAAATTGTAAGAACTTAATGGGAAACCATCAATGATTGGATTCTCAATATCATTTGTATGAACATTATCAAAAGCTGGGTTCAATACAAACTTAACGTTAGCTAAGAATGGAATTACGTAGCTAGTGTATGCAAATCCAAAGTTTAGATCCATACCTTTACCAGTAACAGCTCCTAATTCATGAGCATTCAACACTAAGCCAGAGTTAACAGCTTCTTTCTTAATTGCTTCATTTACAAGCTTCATACCACCCATACCAGTTTGTACAACTAAAGCACGCTGAGGATCAGGTCCTTTAAATTCCACACGACCGTTAAAGAAGTTGAAGATTTCAGACTTGAATAAATCCAAGTTGAAAGAACCACGGTTGTAAATACGCTTATAAGAATTGTCTAACTGCTTCCAAAGACCTACAGATAAACGGATGTCATCTGGACCATCTTGCTTAATACGTCCACCTTGTCCCCACATTAAGTAGGTTTCAATGTCATTAGCAATTTTAGTCAAATGAGCAGCTTCTAAAGTAGTCAAGAAAGAACGAGTTAATTGACCTGATTGATAAGCAGCTTTGATTTTGTCCTTACCCATTTGCTCTAAGCTAGTGATAGAAGGATCAATGCTCTTATCAAAGTTTCTCCACAACTCTACTACAGGAATAGTACCATCAGCTTTCATACCACCTTTCATCATCAAGTCAGCACGACTAGAGATTGAATAGTGTACGTGAGCTTCAGCACCACCTACGAAGTTGTAGAATTCACGGAAACCTGCAGACACTGAACCAAGATCAGAGAATCTTTCTCCATACTCTCCACGAGCAGAACCTTTACGGAACACCTTAGTACCAACTTTCAAATACTTGTTATCCAAGAATTTGTTGTTGTCATTGTTTACAAGCTGTACAGTGTAGATGAAGCTATCACCTGTTGGGATAACATCATCAGCAGTGATGTACATTTCCACACCATTGTACTTGTCATAAGTGATGATATCACCATGTCCAAAAGTACGTTTGTTTAATTTAATCTTGAAGGTTTGACCATCAATACCTTTAGTTTGGTTAGATGATTCAATGTCCTCTACGATGTAGGGTAAATCCTGTGCTACAGGAATTTGCCATTTGTATTCACCACGTGCGTTGTCTACCATGATCACGTTCTTACCTCCAAAAGAAGACATCTGGTACAATGGCATTTCTACTTTCTGTGCCATTGCCCACAAATCAACAGGACCTAAATCAGTAGGTTCTGCACTCTTAAGTAGATTAGACAAGTGATATGAGTCAACATGAGAACTAGTATGATACTGGTTGTCACGTAGGAATATACCATTGTTTAAAACTGGAGTTGCCATAGGGCTTTAAAATTTAAGGGGTTAATTAAAAATTATCGTTTAAAAATATTTTGTGGTCTAGATATTCTCTTAGACTTAGTTTCTTCTTCTTCCTGATATGTAGAAGCTGTTCTTCTACTTTGTTCAGTTTTTAATTGTCTCACTGTTTGCTCAACTGCTTGATTCTTACCTTGCTTTACTAAAGACTGACGATAGTCATCTGGGTTAGAAAGCAACCAAAGAGCTTCTGCAATCAATGGATAGTTAGGTTCTACAAACTGATACTTCTCTAAAAGATGTCCCAACAAATTAGTTGGTCTCCCTGATATAGAAGGGTATTGTGGTTGAACTAAGCCAGAGTAAAGTTGAGCTTGTGTCTTTTTATCAAGCTTCAAACCATTAATCTCAGCTGGTCTTAATGCTTCAAATACATTTTGCATATAAGCATCAGCTGCTTGTTCTTGCTGTTTCTTACGTTGCTCTTGCTGCTGAATCTGATAATCCAAAACTTCTTGCTGCATAGCATCTAATTTTGGTTTAAACTGACGAGCTTTTCTTTCAAGAGAACCAATCTCTTTCCAAGTTTCAAGTTCTTCGTCAATCTCATCTTCAGATCCAAAGTTTGTAGCTTGTAAATATTGTCTTACAATTTGCTCTTGATCATACTCATCTGTAGGGTCAAGTTCTCTCACTTCCCCTGCTTGAGCCAATGCTTGGAACAAACCTTTAAGATCTTGTCCTCCATCTGCTACATACTTTGCTGCATATTGCAACTCTTCTGGCAAACTTTTAAAGAACTGTTGTGGTGTTTGGTTAGCTACTTCTTGTTTGAAATTATCAACATTAGCTTTCCAAAGTTCATCTACATCTTTTTCAGACAAACTACCAAGGTAGTCATCAAGAGATTGTTTCTTTTCATCATAGTCATCAAAGGCAAACATTTCCCCTGATTCTATTCTTTTCTTTAAGAACTCAACCAATCCTGTTTTATCAGTACGAGGTCTTCCTCTTTTAGGACCATCTTCGTCATCTAATGTTTCTACATTGATGTCTTTATCAAGATCTTTTAGAGCAGTTTCAGTTTCACGTGAAACTTTTTCTTCTTCTTCTGTTTTCGTTTCATCATCTAGAAAACTAAGATCTACTTTTTTAGGAGCAAAGATGTTAGGTTTTTCATCATCTTTTTTTGCGTCACCCGGTGTAATAACACTATCTGCACCAGGAGCTCCTAACCAGCTGTCAATATCTATATCTACTTCTTGTACAGATGATTGTACGTTTTGATTTTCAGGCATATACTATTTGGTTTTTTGGTTTATATCCTACATTATAATATACAACTTAAACTCTAAAAATTTACATGACATCTCCTAAGGTGCGGACTATATGGCTATAATCAGATTATTTCTTTTTAGAAGGTGTCTTAGAGTCATATTTGTTCTTGTTTTCTCTAGCTATTTCAAGTTGTTTATTAGCAATATCTTTTTGAGTTTGTAATCTTTGTCTTTCAATATCTAACTTTTGATCATTTTGCATTGCATCAGTCATGTGTTTTTCTCTCTTAAGATTCATTTGATCCTGATACTGTTGCTGATTTTGAATCTTAGCCATAGCATCAAGATAGTCAGACTGTTGATTCTGGTTAATATCAGATGCTGCACCATAGCCAGAAGCTCTAATCTGAGCTTCCATAAGTCTAGTTTGTCTATCTTTATCAGCTTCTTCAGCTTTAAACTGTTGAGCCATTTGTATTTGTTTCTCTTGAGATTGAAGCTGTTGTTCCTGCATTTGTTGTTGTTGTTGCATTTCAGCTTGTTTAGATTCTTGAGTTTTTTCTTCAGCTCTCTTAAGAACCTCAGTGAGTTCAGCAATGCTCTCAGATTTAATAACATTACCTAAGTCATATATAGAAGCACCAGTGGTATTATTTTGAATAGCCATTTGCTTAAGCTGTTCCATTACAGCACGAGTATTTGTTTTAGTAGTGCAGAAAATGTTAAGCTCTCTCATTAAAAGTTCTGTACCATTCATTTCAAAATTCATTTTTTCATCAGCTGATGTAATATACTGAAGACGAATGCTAGGCTTTTTAGAATGATAGTATTGAGCTAAGTCAGTACGCATCTGGTGCACACGTGGCATCAAGTTATCTGAGTGTTGTATGAAGTATTGTTCTGTCTGAGCATAGGAAGCATTAGTAGCTTGTTCTATAGCTGTAGCAGTTTGCTGTTGAGCTATCTGCATACCCATACGTTGCTGGTTCAAACCAATCACCTCAAAAGCTTGTTGTTTAAAGTAGTTGGCTAAGTTAACCCTAGACATCAAACGTTGTGTCTGCTCTAAGTTTAACACTTGGTAATGTTGAAAAGCAAGAGCATTCTCAGTGTTAGTAATAGTAGTATCTAAAGGCAACATCTGGAAGTTCTTCATAGCCACATAAGCTTTGGCTAAGTTATTCTTACCCCAGTCTTCTCCCATAGAGTGACGAGGCAAAGCATTCTGGTCAAACAAGATAACTGTACCAAGTTCATCCACTAATATATCAGCTATCTGGTTGTTTACAATGTTATACCCAATCTGAAATGGTTTCATTAAATCTACAAGACTCACTGATCTAGTATTTCTATCTCCAAATACAGATCCTTCTACAGGAAGTTTACATCCATATAAAGAAGCATCCCCTTTAAACTGGAATGGTACACGTCCTGGTTTACCTCCATTAAGTCCAAGATATATAGGATTGATACCTCCTGGGTTATTCATACCCCAGAATGTAGGACGGTTAGGACCAATCTTAATACCACCCCAAACCTCATTGATCCAAATCCAATCTATATGCTCACCAAAAGCAAGTGTGTCTTTATTCTTTTGTTTATATACAGCAGTGTTATATATAGGTTTATCAACCACCTTATATTGTTCTGTTACAATATCTTGGATTATTTGTCCTTCTTCTGTAATCTTTGTAAGATGGCCCACTTTTCTTTGACTCTTCCAATAGATTGTTGATACACGAAGCATATAGCTTTTACCAAAGTCTTGTAAATCTTCTGAATCAGATAGGATCCATTGTACAATATCACCAGTTCCAAGCTTACTGTCGTACAAAGAAGTAAACTGTCTATAAGCCAAAGAAGGCATTTGAGTATTCCATTCATGAGATCTAGTTGGGTCATAGTATGTTCCATCATTTTGATATCCCTGCACGGCATACCCAGCTGAACGAACAGGATAAATTACTTCTAAAGCTTCCAACTGTGTTTGGTCCATCATCCATCCATACTTATCTATAACATCTGATACAGACATCATATCTGTTTTACCTACCCAGTTACCCTGAGATATGTAACGTACATCTGGTGATTTATGGTAAAATGTAAGTAGTGGGTTCCAAAGTTCCACCTCATAGTCATCCTCCATCATATTAAAATGCCAGAACTCTCTATCTGTAATAAGCATATCACGGAAAGCACGCTCTTCAAGCTCTTGCATTTTAAATCTTTCTTCATCTACAGACATCTGGTGAGTGGCCCACTTCTCTACAATAGATCTATAATCTTTCTTAAAAAATGATTCTATTTCAGGTAGCTTTTTTAAAACATCTGGTTCAAGTTGTTGCTGAGCTTCTTCAGAATCTAACTGCACACCTTTACTTATAAGCTGTTCTGTAATTTTTATATTAGCTTGTTGCAAAAGAACGTCCTCTAGCATTTGTCTTTTCTGTTCCAACATCTCATTATAAGACATATCATCAACAGCTTTAAACATAATCCTGCTACTACGTTTGGCAAACTCATTAGCCAACACATTAATTACATTAGGAATAATAGGATAGAACTTAAGTTCATATGCCGAAATATCTTCTTTAGTTAGGGTTTCTATAAGATCAGCCATCTCATTATCTTCTTCCACTATATAGTCACTCTTGTCTATAATACCTTTTGATAGTTTATAGTTTTTACTTAACCTTCTAGCATTACGTCTAAGCTGACGCATACCTTGCCACTCTAACCAGTCTAGATTCCAGGCTCTCCATTCATCATCTTTTTCTTTTTCAGATAAAAATTGAATAGGTTGGGTAAGAGTACCCATCTTATTGTATTCAGCTTTTTTACCATTCTTTAGGTCTAGTGCGTTATATATTTGCATGGCTATTAATTAGTTAGAGTGATATTTTCAGTGATAACATATGTTACACCAGCTGGTCCTGTTGTATTAATATATGAAAATGTACCAGCATTAAAGTCTGAAATTGTAATTGTGTATATCATCTCATGTTTTTAAATGCGTTTCTAGGAGGAGCTTTCATTCCTGTAGGTCTAGATTGCTGACCAATATGTCTAAATGCACTCCAATTTAATTTACTAAATTTTTGGGAGTTAGCCAAATTATCCTTTGTAACTTCTATACGTTTAGATAACCCCCTATTAGATTGCTGCACTTTAGCAAAAGCTACTAAAGCACAAAATGCAACTATCCTATCCACGTTTAGTCCGTCTCTGTATGCACTCATCTCTTTTAAAAGCATAGGATCAGGTATTCTTTCCACTCCATATATAGTCTTCACTATAGTACCATCTGGTAAAGTTTCATAGTCAAGCTCTTCTTTAAGAAATTCTATACCATAACTTAGAATAGTTCCTTTAAATAACGTGCCTACATTTTTCCAACCATATTGCTGAAACACATTTCTGTTTGCACCTATGTCTTTTAGAAACAATATCATATCTTTTGGAACCAAATATCTTTGCTTCTTCCTAGAAATCATATATTGAATGAATAAAGCTACGTTGTTTTCCACCATCGTCCAAGCATTATACCACTCTATGATCATCTCCAACCGTTCATGAGTTTTGTTAATGTCATCAAATCTGCCACACCAGCTGGCTACAATCTGATCTCTTTCTATCATATTTTTTACTTTGCCATCTCCTTCATCCTGTATCACCTCCACTGCATTCTTTAAAACATATATGCTACACAATGATTCTGATGTAGTGGTTTTACCTTCACCTACAGGATCCACACTAGCATAATACATTCCAAATGTAGCATCTTTATAAGGACGTTCGTACACACAGAGCACTCCTTCTTTATCTTCAGTCTTTTTAGAAATAGGAAACTCCATAATAGGAAGTTTTCTAGAGGGAGAAGCTATTATACCACCTTCAGCATTTCTAGATAGATCAAGATACTCCACTGGATATTCTTTGTCAGCTATCCTTTGTAACTGTTTGGTAACCAAATGAGTAGGAAAGACACTCACCTTTCTAGAAGCAAAAGCTTCTGCTATATTACGTGGGTGCTGAGATATTTCAAGCTGGTATGCTTCTGGAGCTAAATCTTTTTTAAGCTTTTCAAACTCTTCGTCCAAAGCTTTAAGAGCTTCTTCTACAAGAGAGTTTCCGTAATTGTCTATATATGGAGGCATGCTCCATTGCTCAGGAATAAACAATCCTGTAATTCCTAGTGTACCATCATCATCTATAAGATTTGAGTGAACACCATAGAAACCATTTTCTTCTGGTTGAAAGATATAATGTTTAAGTGGTTCACACTGATCTAGATCACCCACTGATCCTGCAGCAATAAACTGCCCAGTGATAAGATGACCTGATTTAAGAGCTGGTTTAATATACCCATATGTAGAATCCATCTTAGGAGCAATACCTGCCTCCTCATGAAAGAAGTATGTTACGGGACCACCGACACCATTAGTAGGATCTTTCTCAAATGAATAACCTAGCATTACAGATTTTAAACCTTTACTGGTTACACGATTGTTCACTCTCACTTCAATTTGCTGTTGCCATGCAAATACCTTGTCTGGTTTACTAGGTCTATACCAAGCTGTGTGCTGATTAAGAAAGTTTTGGTATTCATCTAAAAACTTCCAAGATCCTTTTTCATTTATATAATCTTTTAGACTAGCTCCTATCTTACATATGGCACCTTCTTCAAACCAATATTGGTTAATGAGTTTAGCCATGTGAAAATAAGAACTAGCTATCTGACGTTTTTTAAGGATAATGGCATGTTTATAATGCATTTCTGCTAAGTGCTCATACAGAGCCATGTGATACTGAGCATCCCTCACCTTAGCAAAGTCAAAACGTTTTTCTTCTTTATCATAGATGGGAAGAAAGTTAAGCCACATGTAATAGTCTCTAGAAACATACCAAGTCTTGGTACCACTATGCACTATTACACCATTCCTACATTTTGCTTTCTGGTCATCCCAATAAGCCATAAAGTCTTTACTCTTTATAGGAGCAGCACAATAGTATTTCTGTTTTTGAAACTTACGTCCTTCAGCATTGAAGATGAGACTATTATCATCAAACCCATATTGCCCAGGTTCTTTAAATATAAGTAGTAAAAAATCTTTAAAGTCATCATGTGTATTAAAGACAGTGTTAGCTACCCATTGCCCATCTCTGTAAGTTGGTACTTCTTTATAATTACTCAATGTTTAATTTTTTTTCTATATCTTCTCCTTCTGTTTTTTGTACAATTTCTAAAAGTGTAGAAAACTTACTACTTCTAATTACACCTTCTAATTCGTAATTACTCCAATAGTCATTATATAACTCTCTTGGAATAGCTGACCATTGATTTGTGTAGGGATTAAAATGAAACACCCAATTGTAAAAAAGTTCTTTCATATTGATTATTTTTTATTAAACTGAACAACTGTAAAAAATGATAAAGCAATTAAAAATGCATAAGATATACCATAGTTAATATTTTCTCTTCTTCTTTTTTCTACCAATTCTGTAAACTGATTTTGACCTATCTGGTATTTTATTCCTAAACTTCTTAAATCAGCTTGAGATCTATCAAACATATTCAAGTGAGTGTAAGATGTCACGGTATAAATAGCTAATTGATTCTTAACAGAATCCAAATATTTTTTTCTTACTAATGTATCTTGACCACTAGAAAACAACACAGCAAACATTAATAAAAGTAGAAACATTAATTGTTTTTTTCTTTTAAACTTATTGATCATATGCTAAGTTTTGTCCACCACGCACAGTGGATTGCTGTTCTTCCATAAGATCCCTATAGACACCTTTGAATGATTGTCTCACCATATCAAACCTTTCTGCTATTCTAAGGATTGCTGTAGCTGATCCATCTCTACCAGAAGTTACTTGTTCTGTTGCCATAAAGGTTGCCATATTATCTAAAGCAATTTTTATACCTTGGTATGCTCTATACGTAGGAGTCTCATACATTTTTTTACACATAGTAAGGGCATACACTATTTCATCTTCATCTGTGCTAAACTCAGCATCTATTTCTTTTAAGATTATTTCTTCCTTGTCCTGTTCTGGTACATCAAAGAAAGGATTCATGTCAGGGTTAGGACATGTCATATAGAACAAATAAGTGTAAATTTTTAAATGGTCCATCGGAAATTTTTCCATAATAGTCTTTAAAAATGACAATGTATAGCAGTGCTCACTGGCAACAACCTTTCCCCCTTGTATATCAAATAGTCTTATCATCATCATCTAGTTTTATGTATATACCATCTATTATTTGCAAAGCAAGTGAACCATGATGGTATAAAAAGTTTTTCTTTTCTGAAAATCCTGTTATTACAATTATTTCTCCTACCTCAACAGTACCTAATGTTCTGTCACCTATTTTATTATTAATTATTAAAAGTCTATCTCCTATTTTTAAATCAGTCATTTTTTTAAGTCTAATGTTTCATTATGATGCATCCTTATTTGGTCACTTCTATAATGTCTTATCACCCCACCGTCACACAAAACTACACACCATATGTCATTTTCAAATGTTCCACCATTTGATACGTATATAGCATACCCTTCTTTATTGGCTTCTACTATTACAGGTATTGGGTGCTTAAACTCTAACATTATTTTCTTGGTATTTTAGTCCATTTGGTTTGATCCATTCCTTTCATTTGATCTACTTCAGGTGCTGTATTAGCTCCTATCAAGTTGTCTTGATGCATTGTAGAATAAATGCCACCAATTATAACTTCTCTTTTTAGCTCATCCCTGTGTATAATACCTTGTCCATTTGCAGAAAGATATTTAAATACCACTTCATCTTCAGGAAGCTCACCTTCTTTATAAAGTTTTACAAGCTCAATTATTGTATATATTTTTTCTGGAGTTTCCATTAGTGTTTTAATTTAATTTTATTTTTATTATCTTCTAACCAATGTATTATAGAAATAGCTTCTTGTTTTAAATAAGGTAGGTCATATTGCACGATATCTGTGACAATAGGATTACCAGAAGAATCAAGAGCAGATATAGGATTGTCAAACCTATCGCGTCCTGCCTCTTCAAACAGTATGTGATGAATTGTGAGAATACCAGGCTTAAGTCTAGGATTATGTTTGAGAATAATATACATGTAAAGACTAAGCTGAATAGCGTAATGGTTAAGATGGCAATCATCCAAATGAGACAAAGGATGAGACATTTTTTGACTAATTCCTTCCCAATTGACATAGCCTTCTGTTTTAATTTCTTTGTTTGTTTTGTAGTCTGTTATATGTACAGTGCCCTCTATCACCTCTACCAAATCAGACTGACCACATATACCAGCAGATTTTAAATACACCATGTGTTCTGGATAGACACCTTCTTTAAGTTTCTGATCTGGTGAATATTTAATCCCCTCTTTTTCGATGGGTTTAAAAATAGGCACAGTGGATCCACGCCTTTCCATATTTTCAAAACTACATATATCAGACTCTCTACAATTGTGATACCATGTACCTAATGTTGTAGCTCTGTTAGCCTCAGTCTTCCAAGCTTCCTTAATATCTTGAGGGGTCATCCCATACCACTTGCTCTTTTTATTCTTAGCTGATTTCTCTGCTATCTTATCAGCATCAAAAGGCTTTTTGAAATTAGATATCAAACTAGTTACACTAAGCCAGTCTATATTGTCCTCACTTGTGTATTTATGGTTGTGGGGAGTGAACTTTAGTATACTCATATTCCTAGTTTTTCATTAAGCCAATCTTCCTCTTCTTCTGTCATCTCAGCTTTCCATTTATCAAGTGGACAATCTGAACTAAGAGCTCTAGTCTTTAGAGATAGACTACAGCCACATCCTCCTTTCTTTTCATTACAACAAGGTTGTGTACCTGGCACAAAACATCCCTCACCTTCTTCATCATACAGTTTACACTTTTTACATATAGACAGTCTACGTTCAGCCACAGCTTCAACATCTTCTTTTTTAAATACACTGTTTTTAATACCTTCAAGAATCTGACCTTTGCTTTTCCAGATTTTAAATATGTTAGCTTTTAGTCCCATTGCTTTTCTTTTTATGTAGTTTAATAAATTCTTTGCGTTGGTTTTCTTCTGATATAAGACCTTTAATGTTATTTAAATCATACAATGTTTCTGCCACTTTAAATCTCTTAGTGATTTCTTGTAACCCTTTAAGCTTATTATTTTCTTCCCATTTTTTTAATGATTCCATCTTCTCATCTATCTTCCAATGCTTTATTGTAAAGTCTCCAAGATTTGTTATATGCACTCTTTGATGTTTCAAAGATGACAATGATCTTCTCACTTCCTCCCAGTAGTAATTAACCACTTCCTTTACAAGGTCATCTGGTATACCAAGATCTAATGCTACATCTGGTATAAAATCTTTAGCTTTCTTTGGCCGCAAGAGATAGTATTTTAAGGTTTAAAAGAATGTTACCATCTGATAAAACATTTATATCAGGGTTTAGAAATATTTTCTTTTTATTCTTTCCTTCTTTTACAATCAATCTTTTTTTCTCACACTTAGCTATACAATTACGTACACTCTGTGGGGAAGAAAAGATTTCTTTTACATGTACTTTTTGACAAAAAGATGTAAGCTCCTGGGCTCCTTCCAAAGCCAAGAACGTGAGGCAGTTTAGATCTGCCTCACTCACTTGTACTTTAGAAACGTAACAATATGTAACAATTTGGTACTTTGTTACATCCCATTTGCTCATGACAATCTTTTTTTCTAGTTGGTTTACGACAGCCATGGTGGTTACTTTTTAAGTTTTCTAGAAGATGTCTTCTCTTCTACAGGAGCATCTGATGGGATTAATACTTCATCACCCACCTTCACTCCAGCTTCTACTAATTCAGGATTGGCATCTAAATCTTCTTGTGTTATAATATGAGGTTTACCTCTATCAGTAGGTTGCTGATTTGGGTTAGTCATATTAGCAATAAACTGAAGAGCTTGAAGTTCTTCTGCTCTACCTTTTGCTAATGATGTGTTTAATGTTTGCAATTCTACCTGTAATTTCTTAACATCAATTTGTTCTTGAAAGAAAGCCATTAGCTCTTCTTTTGTAGGAGCTTGTTGGTCTTGAGTTGTTTCTTCTGGCATATTATTTGGTTTTTAATTGGTTACAATTCTAAGTCATCATCATCTGAATTGGGATCATCTTCCCCACCTATGATGATTTGTAATTCGTTGTATTCTTTAAATTTTTTATAAAACAGTTCAAATGGAGTGTCTATAATAAACGTATCTCCTGTACTTGTAAATATACTTGTACAGTTGTACGTTGGACTATCTGTTTCATCAGATGAAAGTTTGGCTGCTGTAATGGTATCCATTGCAATAATGAAAGGTAGCCATTTACCGTTATCTTCTAAACCCAGATCTTCTGCTGTTTTAATGTCCATAGTGTGACATTGCACTTTACAAAAATGTGTCATGTTATATATGTTTATGTTGTTTTGGTTTAAATGATCTATGATACTCTGTATACGTAATCCACTTAGACCTATTGTTGGTCTTTGCCATGTCAGTGGCCATCATTCTATAAGCTATTCCATCCCGTATATCTACTACGGGAACAGCTACTGTTTGATCAAACTTGTTTGTTGTAATTCTGTAATGGGAAAGAAGGTGATTACCTTCATCATCCTTAAGGTATTCTGTACGTTGGTTCATAATATAATATACTTAAAATGTTTAAACTTAACAAATTTAATTTTAAACTTGTTAACTGCAATATTAAGATATCCACACTATGTTATTATTTATATTCGTATTCTAAGATCTTACCCACTAGGTCAGACCTATGATTGTGCTTAAGCTTAACATACTTAATCTCATCAGGAAACCTCTTAGCTAAATCTATAGCATAGGATAGACCATTAAAGTCATCTTTAATATCTCTCTGCTCATTATCTCCATTCACTATTATCTTTCCTGTTTTACCTAATCTAGTGAGGATAGCAAGCATCTGATGCTTAGTCATGTTCTGTGCCTCCTCTACAATAAGGACATCATCAATTGTCTTACCTCTTATAAACTGTATAGTGCAACCTATAATCTTTCCATTATTAATCATGTCTGTAGTTTTGGCTGACTCTTGACATTTATTAATATTGTCTACTAAAGCTTCTATATAAGGATTAAACTTCTCATCTAGATTACCTGGTAGGAATCCCAAAGATTGCCCCACCTCTACAGTGGCTCTAGTAACAAATATCTTCTCACATTCTTTCTTATTAAGAAAGTCAAGAGCAGCTACAGCAGAGACTAAGCTCTTACCACAACCTGCCCTACCTGTCACCACCACAATTTGGTTTTCACGTATAAGTCTTTTAGTTTCTTTCTGCTCCTCATTCAATGTCACTTTATACTTAATTTCTTGTTTACGTTCTCTGTTGGTTTCTTTCATATTTAAGTTTTAAAATTATGGACATCCTCCTGTTGGAGTGATTACTACACCATTAGCTATTTCATATAAGGTTACATAGTTAGCAGGATCAGCAATCAAACAACCATTACTGTCAACTTTACTAGTAATTCTAAAGTTATTTAAAGCATCATCTAAGTCTGTAATAAAAACTATATGACCGTAAACATAGTATTCAGCTGCTGTAATACCTCCAAAATCTCTAACACAATTAGCTTCTGCACTACATACATAATCAGAAATTGTATAAGGCAATAGATGATAGTATGACTCATTACCAGTTGCTGTTGTAGCATTTACAGTGTTTATTGAATATGATATATAAATAAATTCATATGGTCTAACTGTTGAGCTAATTGGTGCAAAATCTGGTTCAAGTAATGCATTTGCTACATAACTTATTCCTTGATTAATAGTAGATGTACAACTTGCTCCACAAAGTGGTGGCATATTATTAACAGTATTTACTACATCAATTTCCATAATAAAGTTAACATCATCAAATGTAACTGGACTAGTTATATGGAAGCCAATATCCTTATAATTTAAATTATCTCCACAACCTAATAATCCTCCATCAATTAAATATTTAACAATAATAAATCTATAGTGATTTATATTTGTTGTACTTGGATCATAACCGGGATTTAAAATTGCATATTTTGCAAGGTAGTCATTTTTCCAAAGTAAGTATTCTGCACCATCTGTAAAGTTTATAGTATAAACATTTCCTGTTTTAGAAAGTGTTTTTAAACTTCCATTTACACAATTAGTATAACCTTGGTAACTCATTTGACAATACTGTCCATATGGTATCTGATAAGATGCGTTTAAATTAAAACTACTAGGATATTGAGATATGTACACTCCGTTAACTCCT